CGTCTTAGCTTACCACCTGCTCTACCGAATCTTTCTTCTTTAGCTAACTCATCGGCAAGCATGAATCCTTTAAGTTGAAACGTGTCATCTCCTTTCTTAATTATTAAAGCAAATAAATCTATACCTGATGTATGCTTTGATGTAGACAATAACATACCCTTCTCATGGGTAGTAGCTTTCACATCAATACTAATACCATCTACTGTAAGATCACCAGCGTCAGTGCCTTTAGCTTTTGACTTAGGTTCTAAGACTAAGAAATCTCTAGGATAGATGTCACACATCTTAGCAAACGCTAACTCTGCTTCTGCTCCTAGAGTATCTATCTTGTGTGTGTCAGCTACAGCAGCGTCATATATTCCTGCTCCTCTGTTCTGTCTGTTACGAGACTTACCTATAAAATCGCTTACTCTTAATTCTGTAAGGTTAAGAGTTACTAGTGAGTCTCTGACCAGTTGTGGCCGATCTTGTACTCGCTGTCCAATGGGCATTTGATTTTCAATTTCCTTTCTGTTTCTTTCATAGCCTGTTTAGTTAACTCTCCAAATATTTTAGCATGAGGTTTAAATACTTCATGCTGATACTCATCGTGAATAGAAGCAATTAGTTTATAATTAAGTTTCTTGTTACGAGATAGTATATCTATATCTACTAACCACTGCTTACAAATAACAGCACCTGCTCCTTGTATGAGTAAGTTAACTGCTGCATGTTGGTTGCGTACTTTTAAATGTCTACCATCAAGACCAATAAGATAACCTCTCTGGCTTGCCTTGTCAACTCTTTCTCTTAGTACCGCTAATGCTGGTACGTTAGATAAGAATCTATCTATCAGACGTTGACCATCCTGTGCCGTACCACCCACTACACTACCTATCTTAGCTGCACCTGCTCCAAAAATAAATGCATAGATGAATGTCTTGGCTTGATCACGTGTATCAAGACCTGCTGCCTTTTGATTTGCTGTATGGATGTCACCATCTACTACTTCACTGGTGAACTTAGGATCATTTAGATAGTGTGCTAATGCCCGTAACTCAAGCGAAGAAGCATCACAACCAACAAGAATATTAGTTGTATCTCCAACGGTCCAACACTCTCTGCACTCTTTGCCGTAGGGAGAGTAGCTTGCAGGAACCTGTGCCATGTTAGGCGAATGGTGTGCCATACGTCCAGAGATTGCACGTAATGTAAGAACTTGTCCATGAACTTTTCCATCAGAATGAACCGCCGCTATCCAAGATTTAACTTGGGCGATACGTTTCTTTAGTGTTAGATATTCTGCAATCATCTGTGCCTCTGGAATGTCCACTCCGCGAAGCACAGATTCATCTACGATTGCATGTCCTTTTTCTGTAAACTTATTAGGTTGCCAACCGCACTTAGTTAATCGACTAACGATCTGCTGACGGGAGGCAAGATTAAATGTTTGGTAATCAATAGATGTGTGCGGTCCTCCAACTGTTGTAGGGTCTTGTATATGCCGCAGACCCACAACAGAAAGACTACCATCCTTTTTGTAACGAGGTGTAATTTCTTTAACTGCCACAGGAATAGAAACAAATCTTGTTTGAACTTCTCTTTGTAGTTCATCTGACTTGTCCTGTAACCGTGCGATAAGACCAGTTGCTTTCTGTAAATCAAGGGTAAACCCATTCCTTTCTTGCTTACTGACTAACGATCTAATCTTATATTCAAGATCAATAGATCGTCTACCAATATCTTTTATGTCTTGTTGTAAGTTAATCCATACCCGTTCAGTTATGTCCACATCTCTTTTACAATACGTGATCATCTCATCGGACAGGTGATCGAAGTCTTTAAAGTTTATCTTATGATAATCAAATCTGTTACCCCACGACTGAAGAGAATGTCCATCTTCACGTACCGGATCAGTCAACTGGGATAAGATCAACGTGTCTTCTACGTGTGACAGTTTGATCTTTGTCCCAGTTAATCTGTTTAGTACTGGAGCATCAAACGATATTCCATTATGCATTATAAACTTGTTTACTCTCTTAGCAAATAGAGGAAAGTAATTATAACATTCTTTTTCTTTCCAAACGTGGTACTTTCCTGACTCTCTTTCCTTTGCCACAATGCAATGGATAACTGTAGCATCTAAGCTATCAGTTTCTATGTCCAGAACTACATCCATTTATAACTCCAAATCGTTGTCCTCTTCTTCATTACTACCTAAACTATCTACCTCTGTCAAGCGTCCTGTGTCATTGTTAAAGAACAGATGACACGCTGCACCAGTGTCACCACTGTACCTATTCTTCAACACTCGAATGGTAGTAGTGTTAGCAACATTAGGATCATCAGATTGCTGGTCGCGTTCCATAGCTACCACTCCATCTGACAGTTGCGCTATACTTTGACTGCCTCTAAGGTGAGCAAGACTAACTTCCTTACCGTCTTCATGTCCCTTGTCTGCACCTGTCCTACGTAAGTGAGACACAAGCAACAAGGCTACGTTAGTTTCTTCTACAATAGATCGTAGCTTAGTCATCAGGTTGTCAATGTTCCTACGCTCATCGTCACCTTCCAAGCCTGACACAAGGATAGATAGGTGATCAAGGAATATCCACTTACAGTCCAGTGCTTTGATCATGTATCTGATACGTGCAAGTATCTCATCAGTCCTCATGCTACCAAAGTGATCGAAGGCATAGAACCTACGTGTACCTACCGTAGCTTCTTGCCACTTCTCCAAGTCACCACGACTAAACTGTTCGCGTACTTCTCTGATGTACAGCCTAGCGTTAGCTTCTACTGACATGAGGTGAAAGATAGTTGAACGTACATTCTCTTCCAAAGAGATGACGCCAATGTTCTCATCTGTATTCATAAGTACATGGTGTTGTAACTCTCTGATAACACTGGACTTACCCGTACCAGTACCCGCAGTGAAGGTTACTAACTCACCTGTACGTATGCCGTACAGCTTATCGTTCATGCCTTGCCAAGGATATGGACAGGTCTTGTAGTTACCTTCCTCGTATAGTGCATCACCCATGTCAGCAAGGTTAAGAATACCTGCTGGTGTGTACATCTTAGCGTTCCACCATGCACGGGTAAAGTCTTCTCTCTTACCGTTAAGAAGATAGTCGCATGAGTCTTTATAGTCAGTAAGGTTAACGATCTTACATTGGTCTGGTTCAAACAGAGATGCTACCTGCTTGGCAGCTTTCTTACCTGCGTCATCTGAATCAAAACACAGAACAATATTATCATACTTAGATAAGTATTCTAAGTTATCTTTACAGTTACGCAATGCAGATGCTGCACCATCCTTAATGGAAAGGACCGGCCACTTACTACCTAGCATCTCATATGCGGCGAGTGCATCCAGTTCACCTTCACATATGGTGACATACTTACCACCACCAGTAAACAGATGCTGACCAAACAGTGTACCGTTAGCTACACTACCAGTAGCATGAATGTTCTTGGGTAGTGTACGAACCTTATCACCTACATGGTTGCCATCATTGTCATAGTAAGGATAAAGATGTTGTATAATTTTATTAGAGTTATCTCGTACTGTACGAACATTATATTTTCTGCACGTAGCTTCAGCTAACTTTCTATCTGGTATGTCAGTAATCTTTCCTTGAGGGGTAGTCATAGGCTTAACTGAATTATGTTGTACCTGCTGCATATCATTTCCTTCTGATTTAAAATAAGTACTACAAGAGAAACACCATGCATGTCCATCTGAATACGTTACGCAAGCATCACTAGACTTACATGCAGAGCATGGACCTTTCTTAACAACCGTAGTCTCTATCGTCTGTTGCATAGTTATCAAACCTTTCAATGTCTTCCTCTATACAATTTGTACCGTACTGTATCTCAATTATGACTAATGGTTCTTCTCCTTCATTAACAAGTTGATGCCATGAATAGCATGGAATAGTCAGTGTGTCAAACTTATTGTAGATGCCTAACAATTTTTTAAAAGTACGACCTTCATCTAAGGTATAGACTGTAGCTACACCCTGTGCTACAAACCATAGTTCATTTCTTTCTTCATGCCTTTGCATACTAAGACTACCACCACTCTTAACATATAATTGTTTAGTCTTAACTTTCCAACACACATCACTTGTCATTACAGGATCGTCCTCTTTAGCATAACAAGATAACACTTTCCATTCACCCCATCTACGTTTCATAGTTTCTCTACCATCTTAAAGTAAGTGCGAGGTTTACTATCTACTGAAAAATATTCAGATGCTTTAGTACATATAGATTTTTTAATGTTATATTTTAGATGAGAGACTAATAGCTTTATACTATCCATACTATCTTTAGCATCTGACACATCTTCATGTTCTTCTATTACATAATACTTTCTATATTGTTTCTTTAGTATCTGATACATAACTATTATCCTTATGTTTTATCTTTCTAACATAAACAGTTTTATCTTTAACTGTCTTATGACCCAGTGCGCGAAGCCATCGCCAGTTAGGGTCACGTATCTTTGATCTAGTTTTCTTCATCATCATACATCAGACTATTAACAAAGGTCATGTCTGCTTCTTTGATTTCATTTGTTTCTTGTTCAGCTAATCGTTTAGCTTCTTTGTGACTGTATCCTTCTTCAAGGTACATTTGTTTTAGTTCACGAAAGATTGTCTTACGATCTTTCTCCCATAGGTTCTTCATTTTCCTTGTCCTCTATATCTCTTCCAGTTTTTCTTTTTATGTTTGTTCTTAGGGTTAGTGTTATTAGAATGACCAATGCTAGTTTGTTGGTGCTTGTTTAGTACAACTTTCTTTTGTTCTTTTTTATTTAACATCTGTTAATGCTTCCCATGATACAGGATATAAATCCTTAATGATAGTGTCCCATTGATCTGCTAATACTTGTATCTCTTTCTGTGCATGTTTGTCAATACGTAACTTGTATGCTCTTGCATAGGCAGACAACGATCCAGTTACATAATAACTTGTAAACATGGACTGAGGCAATACCATACGTGCTTGTTCAGGACACACACCTTTACTCAATAGCTGTTGGTATGTCCACTTACATTTCTGTATAGCATGGTGATAGTCATCAACCATAGCTGATCTTGTGTTAATATCTACTACCTCTTCACCACTACCTTGTTTCGCATTGTCTGCTTTACTTCTCCATTCATCAGGAAAATAAAACTCTGGCACGTTATCAACGTATCTCCTACTTACTTCATTGTAGCTAAATCCTATTGTATGTTTGAACCTTTGTCTTGCAACAAAGATAGGGATAGTTTCACGTAGTGTTATCATACAATGTGTGAAGGGTGTGAAGTGATTGTGCTTGGCAAGGTAACGTATCAATGCACCATCCTTACTTGATAACTCTCTACGTACATTATGGTTTACTTCCCAATCACTTTCTTTATCGAACGATACACGTGCTGCATTGACAACAGTTAAGTCTGTACCTAGACAAGATATAAGTTCAGCTTGCATTTAGTTTTCTTTCTGATAGTTGTTCAAGTTCCACCTCTGCTGTAGATAGTTTTTCTTTTAGATAGTTTACTTGTTCAATTAATTCTTTTACTTTTTTATATTCTGTATATAATTGTTTGTTAAGTTCTGTTATCTCTTTCTTTGCAAGGTCAAGTTCAGTCATTGTAACAACTCTTTTATAATTGTATTTCTTACAAGTGAAATGCGTTGAGCAAGATAGAATAAACTATCTTCTTGTTGTGAATTGAGAGGGTGTATGGCCTGTGTCATATCTATTGTTTCATTCAAGTCACTCACTAACTTAGGTACAACACCCGTCTTATAGTTTGACATTCTTTCATCCTCACTATCAATTAATCCTGCTAAGTATATCCGTACTCTATTAGGATCAAGATGTGTTAGTTCACCATTAGATAATTCTTTAACGAACTTCTTTATATCTTCTAATAACATTATTCTAACCTAACTCCAAAGTCATCTGTAAATCCTGAGTCTCTAAACTCTACTGTGTTTTGTTTCTTAAATGTAGAAGCATAGTTTATAAGACAATCTAATTCAAACACTAAGTCTGATTTAAGTTCATTAGTATTTAGTATAGAACCTATAAGATGATCCTTTATTAAATCTTCTAGTGCTACTTTAAATAAGTTTCTTACACCGTGATGGTCTTCATCATCATACACTGCTACATAAAGACCATCGTTATGTATTTCAAGTTGAACACGTGCAGCTTTAGAGGGGAGTATCTTTTCAATCATATCTCATTGCCTTTCTATAAGTTAGGGACGAATCTACTACACTGGTGTAACAGACTCGCCCCTATACAACTAATGAATGTGTGTCATGTAGCTAGGTAGTTCTTCGTAGTCTTCATCCCAATCTACCAAGCCATTTAAGAAATCATTTATGTCTTCAATATCAACAGCTTCCAAGTATTCTTGGTCAACCACATCCATAAGATAAGCACGCATATGGTTAGGAATTTCTGTATGACAAGAATAATCGTAATGTCTTTCACTCATTATACTAATCCTTTAGTTGTGTCTAGTTATGCTGCTTCAAGAAAGTCTTCAAAGGTCTTAGACTTTAACCATCCATTGACTGTCTGTTGCCGCTTGAATAGTGTACCATTATCACCCGCACTAGTCAAGCCGAACCGTTCGTCATCATGTGAGGCGAAGTGTGTCATAGCTGAGACAAGAGAGAACACATTGTTCCCTCGTTCTTGTACCTCGTCAGTGTACTGTGCAAACAACCTGTCAGCTAGACCATTCGCTTTCTTAGGCTTATCTTCCAGATTGATAGAAGGGTTAACTAACTTCTTGAATAGTTCTTTAACCTTCACACTGTTATTTAACTGCGTGTCTGCCCAGACTTGGTACAGTTGTACTGAATGCATGTGCGTCAACAAACTCTGATCGAATGCACGTAGAAAACCATCGATAGTAAAGTTCTTTGTGTGTCTTGCACGTGCTACATCAAATGTCCCATTGATCTGTCCGTTAGTACAAAAGAAATCTATGTCTCCACTGTACATCAACGCACTGCTACTACCATCGTGACTGTTCTTCATAATATATCGAAGACCAATCTCTGTCTTGTGTCCCGTCCTTGTCTCGACAGGCTTGGATATCTTGGGTAGGATGTATTCAGCAAAGCATACTGCTCCACCTTTCAATACATGATCCTTAATCTGGATGTCCTCTAATACTTCAGGATCAAAGTGATTAACCATCTGTTCTTGCAACGGCATAAACAGTTCTTTGTTTTCTACTACTCTATAGTTGTTGTTAACTACAGACAAATACGTTTCATCTGCCAACGATACACCTTCTCCACTTGGTGCGCGGGTCAACATCTTCTTATTAGCGGCTAGACTTTGTGTAAAGTTTCCTATCACTCCTTGCTCAAAGATAGAGAAAAAGATTTCACGGTCATTGGTAGTAGTAAGTTGGTTTAACATTTCAATCTTCCTTGTTGTCGTTCATGTCATCAAGTATTTGTTTCTTGGTGAAGCCAAGCCTCACCATTTCTTCAATGTATTCTTTAGTATCTATAGCACCATAAGCATATAAGGTATTGATCTTATTTACTTTTCTATGCCAGAAATCTTCAACTGGTACTACATTATCTTCTGTTGTTTCCTTTGTCATTCTACAAGTCATTCACCCTCCATCTTAAATATAATATCTTTAGTGTTGTCTTTATTATATCTTTCTATAACTATACGATCATTCGTTCCTATCACCGAACGGATGCCGTCACATATCCATGCATACAAATTAAAATTATCTATGTTGTATGGATGAACAGAGTATATAGTATTCATATAGTCTTGTGTTCCGACCCTACTTATAATTCTTTTGTACCATACACCATCCTCTATCAGTAGCTGCATGATCTTTCCAATACATTCAGACGATTCATTACGTTACTATAATTTATTATCTGATGATCGCTGTCAAGTTTTTCTTTAATGTCTTGTATTTGTTGGTGTTGTACTACACTGGATGTAGCACCACCAGCTACAAGCAGTGGCGTGATACACCCAGTTAATAATAGCGACAAGAGAACACACATGCTAATTTTCATCGTAGCTTCCTCCATACTTTGCTTCCCATTCGTCACAGTATTCTAAGTACTTTGCTTTGCATGTCATTGGATCAAAGAACCATTTAGGTAGGCGTTCATACCTACGTTCGTACTCATCTGCCCACTCGTACTTTGTCATCATCGTTTAAGTTTCCTCATATAATAACTGCATAGTATAAGTATCATACCATACAATAGAATGCAAACTGAAAGCCAATGCTCTTGCACTGACTCGTTGTGGTATGTGCCATCAATACCTGCGACAGCACACACCACACCAATAACTAACATTAGCATAGGCATACTAAACTAGTATGTCAATCTTGCTGCCGTTGCCACCATACAGGGTAGCAATGTTTTCCCGTGTACCATCCTCATCCTCTACAATAACAGAGACGGTAACGAACTGTCCTCCCTCATGCGAGGAGGAAGGGATTATCTCTTCTACTAACCTAACTTTAGATACGTTATGTACTGGTACTTGACCTATTCGTATTGACATTTTCTTTATTCCTTTTCTTTGGTTAACATTTCGTCATAGATGTTTTGTAACTCACCTATAACATCTGACAGAAAGTCTAATTGGTATATGTCTAATTTATAAAAGTTTCCATTTGCTTCCTTTGCGTCCCTACTCCACTCGTCAAGTTTCTTCTTCGTTGTTGGTGATGGTCGTGCCTCACCATACACATCGGACCAAGTAAATGTTATGCTTTCACCCATTGTTTTTACTCCTTAACTTTTCAAAACATTATTATTAGGCAACCTGTTCTTATCGATAGTTTCGAGAGCGTCAATCAACGTCTCTGCTTTCTCAACCATCGTGTCGTGTAGACTTTTCTTACTAACTCCTTCGTCTATATCCTTATACGCTTCCCATTTGATACAGAAATCAAAGTCAGTCCAATGACCCATGTTAACGTGTCTATGAATACCCTGTTTAATTTTAAGTGTTCTATAGTTATTGTATCCACCACAGGGTAATGCTTCTGGATCATACTGCCATACGTTTGTATTATCTCGCCAGAGTTTAACATCTTCTTCGGCAAAGAATATGCGTCCGTTGTGTGCCTGTTTTGCCATCAGTTTTCCTTGATGACGAGCAGCATACACACTACTCTCCCGCAACCCCGTCGCTATTGATACGTCTGCTACAGTCATGTTATACATTTTCATTTTCTTTACTCCTCTTCCAGTAGTTCTAGTTGACGCTTGTTGTTAACGGCGTTGACCAGCAACGTCATCTGCTTGTCATCTAATACCTTCTCCATATTCTGAAGGTGTGAGTCGCCACTGTCTTGTAGTTCTTTGCGAATTTGTTTGATTGATTTAGTCACTACTCTTTCTCCGTTGTAATCAAAGTAATTCATTACTTTGTATCCTAATTTCATCACAAATTCTCCCGTATTTGATTTGTGCTGCTGATTTCGACCGCAGCATGTATATCATCTATGAGTTTATGCATTTCTGCTGCCATGTCACCATCATAGATTGTTACATCTACTTCTTCATTTGCCTCATCCTCTGCCTTTATTAGTTGGTCTTCCCAATACATCTCAGCAACCATCTGTTTTTCTTCATCGAACAGATGTTGCCAAGGCTTGTGTTGAAAGAATGGATCGTCAATACTTTGATACCATTCTTTAATACGTTCTTCGATATCTTTCTCCATATCAGTCATCATTATCTTATCCTTTCCTATCTACAACGTCCACTAACACCCACTTGGGATAGTCCCATAGTGCAAGGATATCATCCTCCGCACTGCTAAAGTCCCAATCGTACCAGTTAGCAGCGGACCATTGCTGCCATTTGTTCCAACGTCCATCGGGACGCTTAGAGTATTCCACTTTAGTGTAGTACTTATTGAAAGCCATATGCTTTCCCCTTTCACTTACATTGTAATTGAAACTAGTGTTCCGACAGATGAATAAGTTTCTGCTTGTTGATTGTAGCTTGACTGAAACATCCTGCTTTACATACCTCACAATGTCCCTTCATTTTCTTGTGTGTTTTGGGACACGCAAACAATCGCTCACCTGTAGCAGGACTGTGTGTCAGGTCATCATCACCAAAGAACATTATGTTCCATCCATCCTGTTCTATCATACGCCACTCGTCAGGCGTGTTAGATGGATCGAGACTTGCATTGATGGCAATGTTTTCCAACGGAAACAATTCAATCTGAATCAGTTCCTTGAGTAAGGTATTGCGCCACGCTCTAGTTGGCAACCACCACGTAGTGTCAGGCATGGATTGAACGATTGCCTTGACACGGTATATGTCTGTAATGTCCTTGATTGCCTCGCCTCTCGTATTGAACCGTATGCGTGTGGTTTGCTTACGTTTCTTCTCGAAACTTTTCGGAACCATAGATACATTGGATGGCGTGATAGATTGCCATTCAGTCTCGCATCTATCGTCACGCTTGGACATATTAGGATACATCTTGTACAGCTTGACGTTGTAACACGTATCGTCACAGTACGGTGTTCGATGGTCACACGTTCCTGCATGATTCTCTGTGTCATTGATTGGCCTGTCCGTAGCGAACATGCCTATGTCTTCAGTCCAACGAAACAAGTCTTTCATCGTATCAATCCTTTGTCCTATTTCCATTCTCTCGGCTGTCTGAATCGGCGCAACTT